TAAGGTTATTTGATAGGGACATAATGAATGTTCTACCAGATATCCCGGCATTCGGTAACTCTTTCAAAATTTGGCCAATATTTATACCCATCATTTTAGTGGCAGAAGAATAATTCCCTACATTACGGGTAAAATTACCGAGTGACCCTTCAGTACTTTTTAGCGCATTTGATTGCTCAAGTATGCTTGCTTGCATTGCTTTACCACCAGCAGTATTTTGCTGTGCTGCCGAAAGTTTACTATAAGCCTTATAATTTAAATCAAATTGTGCCGACAGCTGCTCACGGCTCCCAATTTCAGCATTATTTGCAGCGAGTACCAATCTATTGATAGCATTAGCCTGAGATTTACTCATATTCATTTTATCAACAGAAATACCCTCTTTTGCTAGGATATTGATCATCGTCTGTTTGGCATTCATCAACTCCATTTCGGCCTTAGCTGCTTTCTCTGTATTGGCAATAGACTTAGTAAGTAGGTCAATCTTTACCTGATCAGCTTTTGCAGCTGATTCTTGCGCTTTCTGAGTAGCAAGAATTGCCGATGCACGTTCCAATTCAGCTTTTGCATTTACTTCCTGAGCTTTTGCAAGTTTAAGAGCAGTATCGGCACGAAGCTTTTCAGTTTTTTCAGCTTCCGTTTGTGCTTTCTGAGTAGAAAGAATAGTTTCGTTATACTGCTTTAGCATAGTAGTAATGTCATTTATTCCTTTTGAACTACCAAAGGCATCACTGAAGGCTTTGGCATTAACAGCACATGCAGCTAGATTTTCAGAAGAGCTCTTCAGCTGTTTATCTAAGTCATCAAGCTGTTTCTTGATTGCTCCTTCATCTATAATTCTATCAATTAATTCGCTCATGACTATTTTTTATGTTTGTAAGATGTTCTATTATTTTTTATTGAATGACAAATGTCGTATTCAATCAGTCTTTCGTTTAAACCCAATTTCAAGTTCTAGACCTTCAGATAATCCGATCTCAATTTTTTGAGGCGCATCATAACCGAGCATCTTACTAATACTGTCAAGGCTCTTCTGTTTATCATAGAGCTTAATTTTCACCCACTCTTCATCAACCCACGTCCCGGGTTCTCCGTCTACTCCTTTTTCGTACCGCTTATCACTTTTCGTGCTTATCTCTTGAATGCAGGACTTTTGTTCTTCGGATAGGCTATCGAACCGTTTTAAGCTTATCCAACCCTCACGGAGGTCTGATGCACTAGAAAAGGCTATTTTTTTATGCTCGTTCAATACTCGGAGTGCAGAAATACCGGATGTTTCAGATAAATTTGATTGTAAAATTTTAATTCGTTCCTTAATCTCAGGTTTTCTTAGGTTTTCGCTTCCAATTGAGCATGCAGTTCTTTCGCTGTATCCCGCCTTTATTGCTGCCCTAGTTGCGTTATAATCAATGCAATATTCACTGCAGAATAGCTCTTGCTTAAAGGTTAGTTTTTTTTCTTCTTGAACTACTTCTGACTTTTTCATAGGTGTATTCTTGATCTAAATATGTGTAAAATGTGATTATTATGCTTATAAATAGGGTAATTGTATAATTATTGCAGATAGAATTACTATTCATAACTAACCGGGATTGGCATTATGTTGTCCTGCTCATCGATATCAAATAACTCAATCACATCAGCATTATCCATTGCTTTTTTGAAATCATTCAATGCCCGGACCGCTTTTTCGTGCAGTTGTCGTCGGGTTATTCCGGTTTCTGTACGTACATATTGCCTATAGCAATCTTTCAATTCTTCTTTTGATATCTCAGAGAATACAATGTTTCCATTTTGCGAAATAGAAAGGTAACGCAAAAGGTGCTGCACACCGGTAATATTGCATTTGTCGTGTAATAAGCCGACTGCAGCCCTTAGATTTTTAATCGGAATGCTATCTTTATTCACCTCAGCTTCTATTCCAGAACAAGAATTGTAGAGTATATCTGCTAGGTAATTATTTGAAATTTCTCCTATACCTAATTTCTCAAATTCACATTGAATTTTTGGGCAACACGGCAATACAATAGTATCTAAATATTTCAACTCCTTCTTGATGTTTATTTGATCTTCATAGACTATCAATGGCTTTAGTTCTTTCATCCTAGTGTGATTAATTGTTATAAACTTAAATTGCTAAATTGGATTTTCTCTATTTTTAAAATATAGTATCACTAATTTAAACAACTTGGTTTTCAATACACTTTGGTTAAATTATATTGATTGACAATACTTTTTACTCTATTTGTTATAGTTCTTTTTGGTGACACTTGGATTATGCCCTCTTGAAAGAGTACGGCAGTTAACGCTGTTTCTATTGTTAAGTAAGATTTGTATAGCTGTTTTTTGATATTGTCACATTTATTATAAGTAGATATTGGTTCTTGCATAACAAATACATGGTTGAATACTTCCTTCTCAATTTTATTCATGTCAAACCTTTCAACTATTTTACATAAAGTTTTAAGCTTCTCAAGAATCTCATGAGATTTATCTATCTCAGGTTCTTTTAGATCTACAATTTCAAGTCGCGAATAATCAACGTTGATATCTATAGGCAGCCTGTTGCGATTTTTAAATCGATAGGGTGCTGTATTTGATGTTGCATTCATTTTTATTAATCTGAGGACAAAAAAATCAAGTTCGCAATATTGTTCTTTCCTTGAGTGAAGCAGTTTAAGAAGAGAATCCTCATCCTTTTTTAAAAGCGATAATAGAACCTCATTTAGAACATCGACAGCCTGGTCCTGCAAACCTGCTTGTTCTGTATGAAAAGAAGAGTAGTCCAACCAACGATCATAGCGCTTCTTGATATATTTTTCAATTTCAATATTCATAATGATTTCTTTTAAAAAGGTTTATCTTCGTGTTTGTCGTAAAACTTTGACATTTGACCGTTGTGTTTGAATTCAATCTCACATGTCGGCATTCCTCGGCCTTTAGCAATATCTAGGATTAGCAACCCTTTTGTATTTTGACGCTCATATTCGTCAATATTGTAATACTCGGGTCGCCATAAGAATTCTACAATATCAGCATCCTGTTCAATAGCTCCTGATTCCCTAAGATCAGATAGCCTGGGACGCTTATCAGCTCTATCTTCACAAGTACGACTTAGCTGTGATAAAGCAATTACTGGAACTCCTAACTCTTTTGCCATTAGTTTAAGCGCCCGGGACGTTTGACTAACTTCTTGCTCTCGATTATAGGACCGATTATCATTTTTCATATCTAGCAATTGAAGATAATCGATGTAGATAACATTGCATTTCCCTTGTTTTATCAACTGTTTAGAAATATTTTTAATCTTACGAACCGTTTGATTGCTATTGTCATTAATTTGGATATTTAGTTTCAATACCCGATCGGCACCGGTACACATTTCTTCTACTTCGTGATTTGATAGTGTTCCATTTTTAAATGCAATGCTATTCACATTACACTCTGAAAGTACAAGCCTATCTGTCAAATCCTCTTTTGACATCTCAAGAGAAAATATAACTGGTATTTTACCACTTATCGCAGCTGCTTTTGCTTTATGAAGCATAACTGCTGTTTTACCCATTGCCGGACGTGCTGCAAGAATTATAAGATTACCCGGTTGATAACCGAATGATATTTTATTCAGAATAGAAAAACCCGTTTCTACACCTGTAATACTTCCATTATTAGCTGCTTTCTCGCGTTCGAAGTAGCGATTATATGAATCCTCAGCAGTTTGGCTTACAGAAGTATTCTCGTCAAGGTTATAGGCATCTTGAGATATATTCTCAACCTCTAAACTCATTTTATCAATAACATCTCCTACGTCTTCGGATCTATTTAAAGAGAGTGCTTTTGCTATCTCTCCTACCATGTAAATTTTACGACGATAATACTCATCTTGAATAATGCATGCATGTGATTCAATGTGAGCAGTAGAACTAACTTTCAATGATAGTTCAACAAGAGCATACTTTCCGCCTACTATCTCAAGCATTCCATTTTTTTCAATCTGATCGGCAACGGTTACATAATCAATTTTACCTCCATTATCATAAATCTGCTGTACAGCTGTGAAAATAGCAGTATGCTTATCGCTGCAAAACATCTCAGGACGAAGAAATGTAACTAATCCAAATGCAGATGATTCATTGATAATTCCACCAATTACAGCCTGTTCGGCGTCATTGTTGCAAAATATCGGCGGCTTTTCTTCGCCTTGTTGTTTGTTCTGGTACTTCTTGTCTGCCATTTGATTGTCTGTTTAATTGGTAGCCATCTGCTGAAATGGGATTCTGTTTACAATAATAATTTTTCACCGCAACTTCGTAGTATTAATTGAATGATGTTTTAGTCTGGGTGTTCAATGGTATAAAGCCGATAAACTCTGTAGCTGAATCAACGGTTATCCATTCTGGTATGCTTCCAAATGATTGAATTAAGTATTCTTTCATCTCTGGCATTTTATTGAGAAGATCCGGTATATCCTTATACCCATTTGCTTTGGCGAAATTATCTGTAAATTTCATTTCAGTTACTCCATTATGCCACATTCTGAATTGCTGTTTGAAACTATTAAAACTTGCCTCATAGATTCTGTAATCTGTAGTTTCATCAATCAATTTTGGTTCTTCCATAGGATTAATTTAATCAGTTTTTTTGTATTTAGTTTTTGCTGTTTTCTAAATGAGTTGCCATTGCATTCAACACTACTGCTTGAGTATAATTTGCGATAAATACCTATCTATTTTCAAATATTTCTGAAGCTTTTGTTCTTCGAATAATCGGTTCTTCATTTTGGTAATTAGGCAATTCTGTTTCCCATCTCCGTTGATTTATCCACGTAGATAGATTTGCATATTCTGGAACAAATGCCCCTTTTGTTTTAGAATCATTGTGATGTTGAATTTCAGCTTTAATTGCTGGTAGGAGAAGGGGTAATACTATTATCCAGTCTTTGATTTTTCTATTGAAATTTTCAAATTCTGTATCCAATCCTCTTTTTGCTCCGGGATATATTTTTCTAAATTCATCGAAAATTGAAATATTTCTATTGGTTATTTCATTATTTACATTTTTCTCATTCTTGTTTGGGTGAGGTTGCGTTTGCTCTGCGTTTGTTAAGCGTTTGCCTTGCGTTTGCTTTGCGTGTAAATCACTCTGATAAGTTTCATAATTACAAATAGTTATCCGTGTACTTTTTTGAATATTTTCAGAAATAATCATATTATCCTTTGTTAGAAGTACAAAAAAGTTTCGAACAGTATCTTTTGAAACTCCCCATCGTTCTCCCCAGCTTTTAAGACTTAAGATAGATTGACTTCGTTTGCAATCATACAGATCAAAACCAATGTTTACTTTTACATCAGCATGATTAGCCATTAACAGCATATCAATCCACCATTGAAACTTGACTGGGTCTTTCCAGATCCAATGCTCTGAAACTTGTCTATGAAGTCTTATCCAACCTTCCATATCAAAACCCTTCCTGACTTAATTTAAATTGGGACTCTGAACTAAAGTGGATACCATCTATATCGAAAAAGTAAGTAAAGAAATCAATTTCAATAACCGATTGAGTTTTATATTCGCAATTGAATCCGAATAAATCAGATAAATAAACGAATGCCCCTGATCTATCAAGTTCCTTTCCGACTAATACTAATTTTATGTCAAATGGGAAATAAGCTTTCCGGGTATTCATCAGATATGATATGATCCCCCTTGCGCAACTTACAGCTTTCAGAAATGCAGAAATTCCTATTTTTTCATTTCTAACCACATAAATTGTGAATAGTAATCCGTGACCATCTTCATTGTGATAAGAATCATAATTATTGCCCTTAAAAGTCCGTTTTACGGTAAGTATATCTGCACTCCCATAATTACCTATTTTAAAATCTCTGAATTTCTTTCCTGAGACTATATAAAGCCCTTTTTGTTTTAAAATAGCATTATCTGATTCCCAAATAATATCTGCAATTGTTTTTTCAAAAAATTCCATTTTGAATATAAATTTAATGTGTTATCGTCTAATTGATTTTTGAAGTTACATCTACCTCCTCGAATATAATTGGAGTTTGCACTTAACCCGCGCCAAGCCGACACAGTGTAATTTTATACATATTGCGTATATCATTGATGATTTTTCTGTTGGCTTTCATTTACTGTTACCTTTTATCTTAGCCTCTACTTTCAGACCTGCATTCACTTCATCAGAGAAGAAATACACCTTGTTTCCGGATTCATAGAATGGGAATTTCTTTTGATTCTTCAGCTTTTGAGCCGTCGGGATACTAACAGTAAGGAAATTTGCAAGACCTCGAATACCGTCTATCTTTACCCTTATAGGTTCAGTTATCTTGATTTCGGTTTTTACTTCAGGAATTGAAGCGGATAGTAGGTTTTTAAATTCAGATACCGTTAATTGAAACAGTGGTCGATTATCATCTGCTGGTAACATATTGATTTGAGTTTCTGAAAAGCGGTTTTACTTTTCAATTCAAAATTAATACTCGATCATTGGTAGTATTTTGGTAAATATATAAGTATTTTAAACAAAACAAAACGCCTGTAAAACTTACGTTTACAGGCGTTTAAATGTATTTGCAAAAAAAATATTCTATATTTGTAGGTATTTAGATGGTAATTACCAACTTTACAATTGAACAGTATTGATTAATCTTCTATCTATTTCCTCTTTCACTATGTTCGGATAACAAACAATAATATTCCCTTGTTTATCTTTTGCTTCCCATGCCTTTTTTAATTTGCTATAATTATTTTTACCTATATGAAAGGACATCCATTCTCCCATTTTGGGTTTTTTCTTAATTTTTCCCTCAATTTTTCCAATAAAATAGCAAAAAGCAGTTTTTGTTATGCCGGATTCTAAAGTAATTTCACCTCTCGGATTTACCCTAAACCAGTCTTTACAAGTATCAATATCTACGCTTTTCCAAAGGTAATTATTAAATTCACGATGTATGCTAATAATGAATTCATCGTCAAATATAGCCGGGTTAGCATTATCATTTTTATTAAATTCTGGGGTGTCAATTGATTGGTTATTTTCAGGGTCTTCAGAGTACAGTCGTTTGATACATATTGCTTTTAGTCTTTTATTTTCAGTATTTGTTTCATTACATTCAACTCTTTCATCTATAAAACTGTTCAATTTGTTGATATAATCCAAAAAGACGAATTGCAATTTCGTCCAATATTTAAATTCACTTTTCAATGTATTATATGGATCCTGTTCTTTATTTTTATCTCTTTCTTTAATGGGAATCCATTCATAGGACTTATACTTTTCTGTAATTTTGTTTCTTTCTCTAAATAATTTAATTTCAGTATAACCTAATTCATTACTATATTCAATTGTATAATTGTACAAGCTATCATCTAAAATTACTGCAAAGACGTCTTTGTCAATTATTATCTCATTTCTGCTATTATTATGTTTTTCGTACAATAAACTGATGTCTATAATCAAATTTTTAATAATAGAAAGTGTCTTTTTATTAATTTCATTTCTAAAATCCAAACATAACATTTCAGGTCTAAAATCAGTATTTATACTCCAACTTATAGAAGGAGTATAAATAAATATGTCTTCAATAAAAAAACAATCATGTTCAACAATAACATTCAATATTTCCTTGATCACTCTAAGTCTATCTTCAACTATGATTATGGATTTCATACATTATTGGTTTTTTGTTGCTTTTTTCTTTAAGTTTATATCTATAGCCCGGTACCTGGTAAATGCTTTTGAATTTTCGGAGTGCCCGGTCATAGACCCAATTATGTCATCTTTCACTCCATCATTATACATCAGGCCGGCAAAGGTTCTGCGGGCCAAATGTGTGGTTGCCACTTTATGAAGAGGTAAAAATTCAATCGTTTCAGTCTTAGGGTTTAGATGTTCAACAGGCCTGTCAAGTTCTGCTGTTTCAAAAACAGACTTCAGGGTTCGGTTTATCTCTGTATCACTCATGCGAGGTAACAAATAGCCTTCGGGGTCTTTGTAACGTTTAAGTATTTGAATGGCTTTTTTATTCAATGGTATTTCAACCGTTTTCATGTTTTCTTTTGCGGTTTTTTGAGGAACATAGCGTAATGTATCACCATGAAGATTGTTTGTTGTGAGCTTCATTAAATCGCTCACACGTGCTCCACAATAGCATTGAAAAATGAAAATATCCCGAACTTTTGCAAGCCTTTCATTTTCAAAGACAAAATTAAAAAGCAAGTCGCGCTCTTTCTTTTGTAGTACTATTGGTGTGCCGTAAAGTTCCGGGGTAATTTTGAAGTCTG